GTGTAACGAGCCGACAGGGAATCGTAGAGATTATCCTCCATGGCCTCTTCCGTAATGGCAAAGCCCATAGCGATTGTCTCATGATTATAGCGAGCCGTAAAGCTCTCCTGCGCGGAGTCATACGAAATTGCTGACCCTTCATCCTTAACCGGGGCAGCATCGAAGCCCGAAAGCTTCACTTCTTCTTCAAAAGATCTACTGGAACTTTCCGTCTCGTAGAGATCGGCATGCTCGTCATCATACCGTGCATACTCCAATCCGAAGAGTGCGTTTAGCCCCGGAAGCAGTTCCTTAAGAAGTTGTGCGCGTGAAATTGGCATTAGTCAGTCTCCTATACGCCAGTAGCGTTTAAGTAGGAATGATTAGAAGCTGACCCGCTGGAAGCAGCGTTGAACTTCACGATAACATCTGGATATGCATCACTGGCCGTAGTCCCCTTTGGAGGCAGACTGGAAGGCCCATCAACAAAATCAATGATGCGAAGAGGCAATGTATTTGTTGTAGCCGGAGTACTACCATCAAGCGCACTCTTGGAGTGGCCGAGAGTAGTGCTGCCCGCCGTAACAACTATGGACGCATTCAATCCGCGATCCGTAGTATTCAGTGCCTCGTCAGCCTGCATTTGAAACACGACGAAGGGATCGTCCAATACATAAGCCATCGCATCAGTCGCCGCATTAGATGCGGGCCAAAACTGTGAAAATGTCTTTTGACTGGTAGTGGGGTCTGTATAAGAACAGCCCATGAAGATCCCGACCGCAGTCGTCGCCGTGGTACCAGTATCCTTCGCAATAGTACCATCTGACGCGACTTTACAAAAATCACCGTAAGAAATTTGGGTGCCATACGTCGTAATGATCGGCAGGTGTCTCACCTTCCCGGTATAAGAACCGGAACAGCTGAGAGAGCCAATCGGTCTAGCCCCATACGGTGTTGCTGTTGTAGCCATAATTACCTCTAAGAATAAGTCAGGTGGCCCTAGCCTCTACTACCACTGCCAAAGGCCACACGAGTTTTACGATCAGGCGCAAGAACTGGCATCCGAGGATCATTCTCACGCATATAAGCATTATCAACGGCTTGCATCTGCGACTGTGCATGTTGAGCATAATATTTTTGTCTAGCTTCAACTTTTTCCTGCGCCGCCTTACAGAGCAACAAGCCGCCTACCTCAATTCCACCTTTCGTCGCCCAATCCGAACCATGATCGCTCATGATTTGCATTTCCGGGTGATCTTCGGCACGAACAGGTTCCCATCCTTCACGAAAACGCTTTGACACGTTCGTGTTATCTGGATGGCCAACCATTGAAGTCCGTATCCACCGAAACACCCAGCCATCTTGCGGTTCCGGGTCAGGAAGTATGGATGCAGGTTCCCATGACATATCACGAGCCTCGTCTTTACGAGTCTCCAGATTTCTGGGTTTCCTTGGAGTTCGCTTCTCAGCCATTAGGACATCTCCTTAATAAGCTGTTGTGCATATTGTTGTGGTGTAAGCCCCAATCGTTTTGCAAGCGACACTTGAGTCGAAGTCAGAGTGACTTTGCGAGGTACTGCACCATTATTTCTCGCTGCTGGTGCAACCACGGTGCTCGCCTTACGGCGAGGAGCAGTCTCGACGATAACAGAATCAGATGACCCCGTATCATCTCCACTGAAGTGCGTAGGAAAAACTTCTTTCATACGTTGATCAATTAATTCATAATACTCAGGAGTGTTTGGGTCAACACCTTCATCGCTAATAAGTCTTTCGTGAACACCGTACGCAAAGCTTGTCATTTCCTTGTCTGTACCAAACCACGGGTTCTCTCCTTGCCACTCCAACGCCTCTGCATCTGGTTCGGACACAGGTACATCGGCGACAGGTGCGGCCTCTCTGGCCTGACGCTGCTCCGATAAAATTTCCTGCTTCCAGTTCTCGACAACCTGCCGAGATATACCGGAAGAGGACACTTGCGCCAACTGCGCCTCGGTCAACGCCTTTTGTGCTGTTACAACCTGATCCGAATCGCCCGATTCGTGTGCATTTCTAAAATTTTCCTGAGCTACAACAAGTGCGGCGTCGGCACCATACCTGCTTTGTTGCTCCAGGGCACTTTGGGAATTTTTGATAAGCTTCAGAAGCCTCTGGTTCTCTACCTGTAGGTTCTGGGTGTAATTAATAGCCTCATTTGAAAGCTTTTCGGCGGATTCTTTGGCCCTACGCTCACTATGAAAGTCATACTTGAGCCTTTTGATGCGTTTTTGGACCTTTTTGCTGTATTTGTGCAGCTCTTGGTCATCTCCCTCCCCTGACAAAAACCGTTGATCCTCTTCAGGGCGATCATCTACAACCTGAACCTCTATTTCCTCGGCAACAGCCTCTAAGCCTTCGGAATCCGGTTCTGGAGGCGTAATAGTAGTCCTTACACCCAAAAACTTGTCTTCGTTGCTTATTCTTTCTCTGTCTTCGCTCATTTTAGGCCCTTTCCACGCCCCTGGGGTCATTTACAACCGCTTCAACGGTATCATCGTTAATTAAACGGAATTCCTTACCATGAATTTTAATTCTTGTGCCGCTAAACGCACGAAATACTACCCAATCGCCTACCCTGCAGTACGGCCCGGTAGGAAATCGGGTAAAATTGGCATAAGCATCGGTACCCATACTTATTACCCAGCCCACAACAGTCGAAATCGACTCTTCGTGCTGAGATTTTATGGATTTTATAATGCCGCCTTCGGTAGTTTCTACTATTTCCGGGAGTGCAATCAGCAATTTATAGCCTTTCGGCTCCGGTAATTGCGATGCAACCTTTAACGATGGCTCTTCCGAGTCCGCCTGGGAGGGTATTGCTCCGTCGTATTCGTTTACTGCTTCTGATGCGAGTGTAGCCACTATAATCTCTCGTTTTAATATGCGCTCTGGGACAGCGTTATCTATTACTTACCCATTAATTAACTATTTTCTCTTTTTTCTCATTTTTGCGAGTGTTTTTGCCAGCTGGGCCTGTTTCTTCGTCTTGTCAGAAACCTTAGACCCCTTCTTGGTAACCTTTGTAGCGTATGCAGATGTTGACATTCCAGCTTTTTTAGCTTTTTTGCTAAAATCTCCGCGAGTTTCTTCGGGGGTCGCCCTTTGAATCCACTTCTTTTTTTGTCTCGCCATTAACTAAAGCTCTCTTAGCCTGTCCTCGATGTCGATAACTTCGCGCTCTGTCCACGCCAAGCCCTCTATCGTGCCGCAAATTTTGCGATATTCCTCCATGTCCTTTGCCGACCCCACAGCGAGGTGATCAGCCAACTCATTCATTTGATCCCTGATTTTTCTCCTGAGCAGCGACAGTACGTCTTCACTCACTGTCCGAATCCTTTGCTATTTCTCTTCCTATCTTGAGACCTTCCAGTTCTTGGGACGCCTCAAATGTCTGTTGATTTTGCTGTGCCTTAAGCATTAATTCCTGCTCTTCGAGAGTAAGTTCGGCAATATCTATCTGCTGCTTGCTCTCAAGTTTTTCTCTTTCAAGATCAAGTTCCGCCGCATCCTGCTGCTGACTGGCCGCAAGCTTCTGCTGTTCAAGCTGCTGCTTCGCGGCGTCTGCCTGCTGCTTGCGCTGAACTTCCATCTCGCGGATACCGAGTTCCCGCTCTTTCTGCTGAATGATCGGATCTTCCTGAAGCGCAGCATTTTCGGCTGCCTGTTGCTGCTGCTGCTTCTTGCCGATCATTTGTTCCGCCGCATCCGCAACCAATGTGCTGAGACGCTTCTCCAGATCTTCCGGCAGAGGCTCGCCGAACGGCGGAAGCTCCACACCAAGTTCTGTTTCGATCTGATCACGGAATATGAAGGCTAGGTGTTCGCGCACATGGGAATCGAGTGCTCCTGAAATTGCTCCGCCCATCGGACTATTCTGCATTTCCTGAGAAATCTGCGGATCGTTCTTAAGTACCATATGAACACGCATATGGGCCTCGTGATCCTGATACTCATATGCCTTGACGGGTGCCTGCGTGAGCATGTCCTGATTCTCGCTGACCGGATCTTTCGGCGGTACGTCGTCTGGCTGCGGAACAACCTTGTCGGCGTTTGGAATTCCGATCAGTTCCATCATCTGCCGATGAAGTAACGGCAAGTCATACATGTTCGGTGCCTGGGCAGCCAGCTGGAGTGCGGCCTGATACTGCATGATGCGCTGTGCCATCGTACTCGCGTTGGGATCGGATACCGGGACTACATCGATTCTGTCGTCGAAATCCTCGACCTTGATCCCTTCCCCCGCATCCGTCTCGTATGGATAGTCGGGGTCCGTATAGTCGCGGATGATCTGGGCAAGAATCTTGTATTCCTGTTTCAGGCTGGCGTGGATACGCGCCTGGATTGCGGACTGCACCTTCATCGTCCGCTCCATAATCGCAAGAGTGGTCCCGACGGGAGCCTCCTGATTCATGTCTGCTACCTTAAGGTCAGCCATCGACGCAAAACGTCGGCCTTCCTCCACGATATTACCCAGTAACTGGTAAAGAACCGGAGAAGGTTCCTTATAGGGAAGGAAAGTGATGTTGTCCCGGATAACGCCGCCCGGAACATCGACATCCCTGAATTCTCCCGGCATGATGGGCGTATCGTCGCCCTTGATTCTGAGTCCACGGGTCTTGAGTCCTCCGGGCAGATTGGAAAGTGTACCCGCATCTACGAGTTGGCGCAGCAGGCTAGTCGCCGACTTGGCGAGTCCGCCGATCATGTGGATTAGACCGAGATTATAGAATCCGATTCCCGGAACATATCCGTAATGAACAAAATGCTGCTTCTTGATTTTATGCTTGTCATCCTCGTCCCAGTTGCGATAAATCGAAAGAACGATGGACGACGACTTATCTATCGTGATTACATAGGGAAGCGCAACTCCGTCGGGATCTTCAAATCCGGGAAGATCAAAATCTATGTGCATCTCCAGAAGCTGATGGCGATCCTCGCTATCGAATGAGGGGGACACGCCGCCAATCTCATTGAACTTCTCGGTGATCGGATTTTCCTCGATATAGGATGAGGTCAATTCGACATCACGATAAAATCCGTTGACCTGAAGTTTTCGCACCTGATTCGTGCTTCGTATCATTACATGGGTATAGCGTTCCGCCTGCTCAAGGTGGGCCTCGTTGTATGCAACCACGAAATCTTCCGCAGGAACAAACATCGAGGTGGGTCTGCCCAGCGACGGATCGAAATAGATTTTACGGAATGCGGAACCTGCAAGGGGAAGGCTGAAAAGAAGCTTCTCGGTTTCAGACCGATATTCGGTCATAATCTCAAGAAGCTGGAAGTTCATATAATCCTGTACGCGCTTGGCCTGCTTTTCCCTTTCCTTCGTGACGAGCCCCCAGATCTGGGTCTTAACCGGACCCTTCGCCGGCATGATTTCCTGGATCGTCTCGCTCTGGAATCGAACCACGGCTTCGGAAAGCATCGGATGGAATACACCGCAGGCACCTGCCCATGGCGTAGTTCGGTCTTCGATCTCCAATCCTAGATTATCGAGCCCTTCCTCATAGGTCTGTTCCCAGTCGCCCCTGCTGCTTTTGTCGGCATCGAATTTTCCGATAAGATCAACAGCGATAGTACGCAATTCATTGTCATCTATGACTTCTGCAAGATTCGAATCGAACTCTGTGTCTATACTGCCTAGATCAGCAAATGGATCGAAATCAATTTCAATACCGCCGTCTGCCAGTTCGGTGACGAGTGACTCGCCAGGAATCTGCTCTTCTTCGACGACAATAAGTCCTTCCGGCTCCATACCGAAGTCGTCTTGATTGAGCAGTCCTTCTAAAGTCTTATCTATAGCCATGTACTACTCCGGGTCCATCACAATTAAACAAGCTTTCCAAGATCATCTGCAAGCTTATGAAGCGTGGCAACGCTATGCGTAATAACTGGCGGTGCCTTGTCAGCAATACCAAGCGTTAGCCCCTGAGTCAAACCCTTGGCGAATGCCCTGTCGTCTTCCGTGGGCTTATCCAAGTCCTCTACGGTTTTCGGATTGATAACCAGATCAGCACCAAACGCCATATGCGGGATGACACCATCGGTCGAAAACTTCACATGAATATTACCGTTCTTGTCATACCAGACACCTGCGTCCAGACTCATCCCTGCACCGGGGCCGCCCGACGGTCCAGCCCATACCGTCGCCTGATTACCGTCCGGGTTGACGTAATGCCATTTCATCACATCCGATACGGTAACACCGATATGGGCACTGACCTTGACTTCCATGCCCCTGCCGTCATGTGAATCCATGGAGGCGTCCACACCCTGCTCCTCATCCACGGTTTCAACAGTTTCAACA